ACTTTATAGTGAACAAGACAGATGGATAAAAAAGACAAAGATCCCATTGGTAAGTTCTTGGATCTTGAACCCATAAATAAAGATATAACGGTTGCTAAGACCATTGTTAAGGAATCTAAGCTTGATGATGACTTCGAGTATGCTCGTGGTAACTTATATCAAGTGATTGAACAGGGTAGTCATGCTCTTACTGATCTTCTAGAAGTGGCTCAACAGTCACAACATCCAAGAGCATTCGAAGTAGTTTCTACTTTAGTGCGTACATTATCAGATGCTAATATGACATTAATGGATATAACTAAGAAGAAACAGGACATTGAGATTGATAGGGACGGCGGTAAAGGCCCTAATACAGTAAATAATAATTTGTTTGTCGGTAGTACTGGTGATCTACAGAAACTTATTAAGAAGCATAAAGGTAATGTAGATGCCCCTGAATAGAGAGAACTACTTAGGTAATCCTAATCTCAAAAGAGCTAACGTACCGGTTGAGTTTACTCCTGAACAGGTAGAAGAGTTCATTAAGTGTAGTACGTCTCCTACCTACTTCATAGAGAATTATATACTAATTGTTAACATAGATCAAGGCTTAATTCCCTTTAATATGTATTCTTTTCAAAGAGACATAGTAGAGTTAGTAGAGAAGGAACGTTTTGTAATATGTAAGATGCCTAGACAGACTGGCAAGACAACAACAATTGCTGCTACTCTGTTATGGTATATGATGTTCCATGAAGACTTTTCGATCGCTATTCTTGCCCATAAGTCAGCTCAATCAAGAGAGATTCTAGGGCGTATTCAATTAGCATACGAACATTTACCGAGATGGATGCAATTAGGTATTGTTGAGTGGAATAAAGGTAACATAGAACTTGAGAATGGTTCAAAGATGTTAGCAGCTTCTACATCAGCATCTGCTATTCGTGGTGGCTCATTTAACCTAATTTATCTAGATGAGTTTGCATTCGTACCGACACATATTCAAGAAGAGTTTTTTGCATCAGTTTATCCTACTATTTCATCTGGTCAATCTTCTAAAGTATTAATTACATCAACACCAAATGGACTAAACCTATTCTATAAGTTATGGAATGATAGTGAGAATGATCTTAATAACTATAAGAGAGTAGATGTTCATTGGGCTGATGTACCAGGTAGAGATGAAGCCTGGCGTAACGAGACTATCAGAAACACTTCTGAAGAACAATTTAGGATTGAGTTTGAATGTGAGTTTATTGGATCTACTAATACACTTATAAGTCCTTCTAAACTCAGGACATTAGTATATAACAGACCTATATCTGAGAATGAGCATGTTCGAATATATGAGAAGCCAGATCCTTCTAAAAATTATGTATTGATTGCAGACACAGCTAGAGGCGTTAATGGTGACTATTCTGCATTTGTAGTAATAGACATATCTGACCTACCTGGTAGAGTTGTTGCTTGTTATCAAAATAATCAAATATCGCCTATGAACTATCCTGATATAATTGGTGGATTTCATAAGCAATATAATAACTGCTACATGCTGATAGAATCTAATGATGTTGGTATGTCAGTAGCTGAATCATTACATAATGATTTAGAACTAGAGAATGTATTAATGTCATCTGCTAGAGGTAGAGCTGGCCAGGTATTATCATCTGGTTTTGGTTCTTCTGGTCAGTATTTTGGCGTGAGAACAACAAAACAAGTCAAGCGTGTGGGTTGCCTAAATCTTAAGACGGTTATTGAAAGTGACCAACTTTTTATTAATGACTATAAAATATTAGAAGAACTGACAAGTTTTGTACAAAAAAACGAATCATATGCTGCTGAAGATGGTAAGCATGATGATTTAGTAATGTGTTTAGTCTTATATGGTTGGCTGGTTGAACAGGATTATTTTAAAGAATTATCTAATAATGATATCAGAAAAACTATTCAAAAACAGCACGCTGCTGGTATTGAAGATGACCTAACACCTTTTGGCTTCGTAAATGATGGCCAAGCTGATGAATTAATAGAACGAGGATACCAAATCATAGGTAATTGGTAAATTGTCTAGGCATCAGTTTCTATAAATATACAAGAACAAATTTGACGTCGATATGACATACTAAAGGAGACATAACATGGGATTTCAAGTCAGCCCTGGTGTAAATGTAACCGAGATCGATCTAACCACCGTTGTTCCAGCTGTCTCTAGTACAGAAGGAGCTATCGCTGGTCCGTTCAGGTGGGGCCCTGTTGAGCAGAAAATTCTGGTCGATAGTGAGGTCACACTCGCATCTAGGTTCCAAACACCAACAAACTTCAATGCAGAAACATTTTTTACTGCAGCAAACTTTCTAGCTTATGGTAATAAGCTGTACGTGTCAAGAGTTGTTTCAGACGACGCACGTAATGCTGTATCAGCTAATGCCAGTGGCGGTGCCGTATCCGGCGTTCTGATTAAGAATGATGATGATTTCGAAGACGGAGTAGTGTCCACAGCATTGATTGCCGCTAAGTTCCCTGGTGCTCTTGGTAACAG